ATCTAGTCCGAGGTATTTAAATGCTCCACCAACTTGAGCAGCAGCCTGTAAGTAATTACTGCTTCCTGGCATATAGCCACGACCTGCCAGCAGTGCAGCAACTGCGGCATCTGATCCACGACTAGATAGTCCGTTATCCATAGCGCCAAAGGTTGCACGCTCTAATTGAGCACGGTTAATACCTGGAGATTTTAATCCTGCTTGGTAGTACCCAACTGAACGTTGCATCGTAAGGGCAAGGTCTGGCATACCTGCGTACATTCCAGCAAAACCTGCTAAACCTATTTTAGCCGCTCCTATAGCGCCTTGAACAAAACGACTATGGCCCGCACCGCTGCCAGGATCTAGTGGGAATCCACCACCTTGTCCTCCTCCACCTTGGGATGAGAACTGTCCTAGGCTGGCGTTGACTTGATTAGTGCCTGGACCTGAGTAGGTTTGTGGTGCAAAGGTAGCGCCGTCAGCGCCTGTACCTGGCCGTGTGATTGCGGTTCCTAGGTGGGCACTACCACCGTTGTTCTTTAGAACACCAGTAGCACCCTCCATGGCGGAAGTTGAAACGTTAGAAACTTTTTCAAGGGACTCATAGAGAGCGTTAACTTTCCTAGTCAGTTCGTCAACACCAGTGGTCAAAGACTTGATGTTGGCAACCATCTTGTTAGCCATGTTAGTCCTTTCCCTTTACGTATTTGGCTATCTGTAGCCAATTCTTTCGTTCTCGTGGTGACAACTGCTTTATCTCAGTTAACGTCCATCCCTTAAAGGATTGAGTTAACGCTGCCCATTCAGCCACTACGTGACTGTATGGAAGAGTATTAGAATCGAAATAAGGTCCCGAAATTAACGGGAACTGGTACCTCGCTTCCAGTCTCAGGATCAGTGACAACGATGCTGTCAAACTGTGGTCCTGGTAGTCGCTTGTTGATCTCTTCAACAATCTTTCTACGATCAGCAAGTCCTAGGTTTCGTACCTGTTGCTTGCTGACAACTGGAGAGTTATCGATCTTTAGCACAGTGCTCTCTAACATGATGGTAGTTAATTCAGAAGAAGATTTATCAGAGTTGATAATCATCTCTCTCTGAGAAACACCTGTTGGAAGAGTTACTGTGTATTCGTGGTTCTTTCCTGATACTGAGAAAATACGATCATTGATTGGGTCAGTTAATACCTTGACTTTAATATCTTTATCAAGATCAACTTCAATCTGCTTTAGTTCTGATCCAAAGTAGACAGGTACTTCTGTGGTGCGACCAAAGGTAGCCTTGAAGATTGCTAAGATAAGCATGTCTCGATCGCCTGCAAGGAGTTGATCTAACATCTTATCGTCTGCCTTTTCACTTCCAATTCGAACGGTTCCTCGTTGAAGAATGATTAAGATTGCTCGACCAATGTTTGCTGCACGAGCAATTGCTTCTTCGTCGTTGCCATTTAGTTCTCTTACCTCTGCCTCCGTGATGACTTCCCCAGCGGCGTTTATGTAGCCGCCAGGGAGAGTCACCACGTTGTCCAAAGGAGGAAGAACTTTTACATCTATAGCCTCTGGCTTTTCAGCAAGAGCCTGGTTGATTAGGTTGTTTGCCAATGCGGGATTAGCCGCTGCACTAATTGTTTTCGTCATGTTAGTCCTTTGTTAGTCGAGGAAGTCTGCTGCTTGTGTAGTTAGGTTAGGTGCCCAGTTGAGGTCAAATCCTTCATGTACGAGTGTCATCTGCTCTACGAATAGAGCGTTGTCACCAGCATTGAGGTCTGAGTACGCAACTGATGTAGGCCATGCGTTGTAAACTTCAAAGCGCATCGCTACGTGATCTGTTGCAGAAGAGTTGTCAGTTTCACCTGCAGCAGGAATTGGGTGTGATAGGACTTGAACTTCTAGGTTGCAACGGAAGTTCTGTGCGATAGATCGTGTTGATCCACCAGCAGCAACAGTTGCAAACATATTACGCATCCAGTCCCAGTTTTGGTTAGTACCAAGAATCACACCACGCTGTAGTGTGATAGGTGTGAAAGTTGTCTGACCAGGAATCTGGTGGACAGTGGTGTTGTAGCCACCTTCACGGTATGGGATAGAGTCTGTGGTAACCGATAGGCCAGACACAGATGTAAACCCTAGAGTGACACCCTTGAGTTTATCTAGTGTTGGGTTAGTTCCTTGGGGCTTGAACTGCACCAAGAACCTAAAGTTACGAATTGGATCGGTGATTAATGTCGACCGATTATTAATGATTGTAGGCATTTATATTTCTCCTTTGGATTAGTTCAGCGTCTTTTGGCTGAGGTCGATGACGATGAACTCTGCTGGATATTGAAGAGCCACACCAACTTGGATGTGAACCTCTCCATTTGCAATCTGCTGTGCGCTGTTGTTTTCTGCATCACACTTGATGAAGAATGCTTGAGCGTTAGTTGCTCCACGGAGACCGCCTTGGTTCTTGTACTCGTTCAAGAATGAGCCAAGAGTCGTACGAATCTGTGCCCATAGACGTTCATCATTGTTCTCAAACAATGCAAACTCTGTAAGGTTCTGAAGATTCTTACGTACGTAGTTAAGTGAGCGGCGCATGTTGACATACTTGTTAGCAGTGCCATCTTGCTTCAATGTGCGAGCACCCATCACAGATAGACCAGCGCCAGGAATCTGACGGATTGGGTTTACTGGAGATGTGCTTGCGTTTAGTGAATCAAGTTCAGTTGAAGTGAATGTCTTTTCTACAGAAACAATTCCCTGTACAGATGCACCGATACCTGCTGGAGCCTTGAAGACGCCACGGCTTGCATCTGTTGATAGGTAGAGTCCTGCTACCGCACCTGATGGACCAACCTTGCGTAGTGCACCAGCACCACGTCCGATAGGATCAGAAACAAATACGTGTGGGTAGTAGACAGCGATTGCTGCTGAGTCTGTAAGAGATGCAGCAAATGTAATTGCATTTGCAACAGTCTGGTCGGCCGCAGTTTCAGCAACTACGAATGAGTTGTTGTCTTCTGACCAACCTGATGCTGCATTGTAGACACCTGCTTCACCTGATGCCAGGCTGTGAATTCCTGGTAGGAATATAACGAGTGGACGAGCAAGAGGTGAGAAGTCTTCAAATACTGCAGATCCTGTTCCCTTGTAGTCTGTGTAGTCAGCGGCTACTGGAGTAGTTCCATTTGATCCACCTGTCAAAGGATAGGTAGTTGATACTGGAACACCTGAGGCGCTGCTTGAGATTGTGATGTTTGGTGATACTAGGTTGACCACTGTCTCAGCAAAATCGCTAGAGGTAGAGTCATTAAAGACCACGTTCTCATAGCGCTCTAGCAAGATGTCATCGTTAATGTCGTTTGCTACACCAGACTCCTTGTAGACAGTCAGTGTGTAGGTTGAAGCAACTGAACCAGCAGTAACAACAACACGTAGGTTGTTGCCATCTGTTCCAGCGTTCTTTGATGTCACAGTAGCAACAACAAGACTTCCTGATGTAAGGAGGTTTACTGAGGCTGCATCTGCATCATCTGCAAGGAGGCGCTTTACAAATAGTTCACGACCACCGTTGGCAAAGAATGACCCTACACCAAAAGTGGCTGGGTATGAAGCGTTGTATCCACCAAAGTACTTAGTGAACTCGTACCAAGAAGTAACAAGCGTTACAGTTTCTGGGCCTTGTGCGAAAGGTGCAACAACTGCACCAGCAGAGTCAGCACTTACTCCCGCAGGGAGTGTTGCTGGTAGTAGGCGTTCACTGATGTAAACACCTGGGCGGCTATATGCCATTTTTTCTCCTAACTAGTTGGGTAAGGGTTCCTTATGGTGTCGTTATTGTGATCGGTTCTACAGCAGTAAACTCGCCACGACCAATGATCTGGCTGCCAGTTGTACCTGTAACGTTGAGTTCTTGGACCTTGTATAGTCTGTTGAATGTGGACGGCGTGATCTCGCTAGAGACACGTACCGTGATTGCGTTTACGAATAAACGCTTTCCTTGCTCTGTAATATCTCGTTTAGAAATATCAAGAACATCCAGACGACGTGTAGTTCCGAACTGGGTATTAGGACCCACATTCAAAACTGCAAATCGTAATGGAATCTTTGTGTTCAGCAATTGCGCCAAGATCTGACGATCATGACGTGGCTGACGTGCATAGGTAGTAATTTGATAATCAATATTTACTGGCACAGGAAAATCCATATCTTTACCGTGCAGGTCTGTGTCCCAGTTAACACCTGTTGTGATGGTGTCTGGGTCTTCGTAATAGCCAGGGTTAACCTTGCCACGATGTGCACGATCAAATGCTTCTGCGATATCAATCATGTCAATAGTGATGTAAGGGTATGACTGGTTACGGATTTCCTGATCAGGCTGACCAAACCACACGCCTACCTTGCGCTGTGGTCCATCTTCAGTAACTGACTTCTGATCAGTAACGACCATGTCCTTAAACAAATTGCGGAGTGCTTCATCCTCATCTAATAAGAAACTCATAGGTGAGCCTCCAGATGCTGGAAGAGGCGATTGACTAAGAAGTTCTCTGACTCAGCGGTGCGGTTTGCTGTATGACGAATTGCTGCACTTGGTTGTCTGTCAGGAGTTCCATACTCATAGTCAAGTGCCTCTTTGTAGTGCTTCTCAGCAACGTTAGCGTTGAAGCCATTTTTGCTGTAGGAGACACTGGTACCGCTCACGACGTGAGATGGCCAGCCATTTGCTTTGGCTTCTGAACGCAGATGCGCTCCTACAAGACGAGAGGTCTCGTGGCTCGCTCTGTGAATGGAATTAAGTACGTGGTCTTTCTTCACTTCTTTTTCCTGGCTTTCGCAACGGTTTTGCCAGCAACTTTTCCACCGACGTAGCCTGCGATAAGACCAGTAATAATTGGTTGCTTGTCCTTAGGACGATAGCCGAATGCACCACGCATAAACTCTTCGACTTCATCTTTGCCGTTCAATTCAGCGGCACGCTCATACCAAGGCTTCCAAGCCATAATAAACCCCTTTATCGCAAGTAGTGGGAACTACACAGGCACCGCAGCGGTGGTCTGATATTGCAATGATAAATGAAAAAACCACCCGTAGGTGGCTTAGTCATTACTTCTTTTTAATCTTTTTGACTATGGCTTTATCCATCTTGCGATCGTCTTCTTGAGACTTAGGCTTGCGGTGCTTCTTGTCCATCTTCTCAAACATTGCCTTCTGCTCTTTGTCAAGACCTTTTGTGGTCTTGGCATCCTGCTTCTTGTCTGAGGTTTTGGTGTATTTCACTACATGCCTTTTTTCTTGTTCATAGTCATCTTTGGTGCCTTGCCCTTTTTAAGGGCCTTAAAGTCAGCGCCAGTGATCTTGTCTGTTGGCTTTGCAGCCCCAGCGATCTTCATCTGCTTAGGAGTAAGAGTCTTCTTCATTACTTCTTGTCCTTCTTCTTCTTAGTTGGTTTACTTGTCGCCTTTGCAAACTTCTTATTAGCAGCGGCAAGAGTTTTCATGCCGTGCTTATCTTTAGGCTTCATGCAGCCACAGGTGGCACACATTACTTCTTCTTTGCTTTACAAGCCTTGCAAGTACCGCAAGTACATGCCTTCTTTGACTTTGTCTTTGGGCCTTTACCGTATCCTGGCTCGCCCTTTTTCTTACCGCATCCGCATGCTACGCACATTTACTTGCTCACTTTCTTCTTAGGTTTGGATTTTGGAACGCCCTTTGCAGGAACGCAGTTTGGAACTTTCTTGCCGTTCTTCATCTTCATTCCTACCTGGGTGTATCCATCCCAGCAAGGATCTGTCTTCTTAGTTGCCACTAGTAACTCCTCCCCATTGTACGTCACAATTTCCACATTCACATTTACCTTCTAAGTATAAAGCAGCAAATCTCAATAGTTCAGGGTTATCCTTAAAGTGTCCTAAACCTAAGTTGCAGTTAGCGCAAAGACCTCCACGAACTTCTTTTGTTTTGTGGTCATGGTCTACAACTACGGAGGTTTCTATCCCACAGATAATACATTCAGTGAGTGCTCTGGCTTTACGTGCTTTGACTATGTCTATAATTCCCAAAGGAAAACGATTGGTCTTTTTGTACTCACTAGCACATTGACGACACCAACTGTCTAGGCCACTTTTCATGTTCTTATTAAGTCGAAAAGATTCACTAGTAAATGGTTTCTCAACTCTACATTTTGTACAGGCTTTTAACAATCCCATGCCCTTCTCGCTTTGTTTAAACGACTGTTTGGATCTTTAGCCGCTTTAGGAAACTTCTTTGCTTGTCCAGCAGACCGTGCACAATAAGATTTACGACGAGCAGCAGACTTTTCTGACTTAGCCGCTTGTTCTTTTTTGACTGGAGGCTTTAGATCTGAACCAGGATTTGCTCTTTCATAAGACTTGCGTCCCTTTTCGTTAAGACCGCCCTTAGCGTTTTTACCTTCTTTGCGTGTCCACGCTTCAGTCTTAGCCATTCTTCTTATGCCAATCTTTAGTCGCCTTTACTCCTTGAGCAATTGTCTTTGCCCCAGCCTTCTTTGTCAGGTTAATCTTGTCGTAGGCACCGCCACGCTTTGCATGGTCAACGATGACATCGCCTTGCTTGTTCTTCTTGATGGTGTGAACTTCACGGGCTGGCTTACCAGGTACCTTGATGCCAATCTTTACTGGCTTATCTACCTTCTTCTCAGGCATTACTTCTTCTTCTTCTTTTTCATGCCTGCTTCGCTCATTGCGATAGCGACAGCCTGCTTCTTTGATTTTACTACTGGGCCTTTTTTAGATCCGCTATGAAGTTTGCCTTCCTTGTATTCCTTCATAACCTTTTCTACTTTACCTTTTTTAACAGGCATTAACTATCCTCCCAGTCATCCTCTTCATCTAGAGCATGGGCGTCATAATCTAGGTCTTCTAATTCTACCTCTTCGTCCTCAAAGAGGTCTGGGTCTAACTCTGGCTCGAACTCGTCCATTACGATCCTTTCTATGAAACTGGGAACACTATGCTAGGAAGCCAAGCAGCGGTGCTATTAGGTGTGACGTTTCCGTTGGTGTAGACAGTAACGTAACTTAGATCTGTAGTCCCAAACTTCTGAACAGGAATTACAACATCTACGGCTGGCCTGTAGTCTGCTGGCAAATTAAACGCCGCAGACTCAGGAGTTCCCCCAGTAATATTTCCACGAAGATATACGACGTTGTTTATTTTGCGGTATGCAGTAGAGGTACCTGAAAAACCATTAGTAAAGGATGTGACTGCAGTCCATCCAGAATCAGCAACAGCACCTTGTGTACCTTGCGTACCTTGAGTTCCTGTACCAGTTGTTCCTTGTACTCCTTGGGCACCAGTAGTGCCTTGTAAACCAGATGCGCCTTGTGAACCTTCTGCACCCTGCGTTCCTAATGTTCCCTGCGCTCCTTGAAGTCCTTGTGCGCCAAGAGTTCCTTGAGAACCTTGAGTACCAAGTGTTCCCTGTGTACCGTTAGCGCCCTGCGCTCCTGTAGTTCCCTGAGTACCTTGAATGGCAGCACCTTGTGCGCCCTGCGTTCCTAGCGCACCCTGTGCTCCAAGCGTTCCCTGTACACCTTGAATAGAAGCGCCCTGTGTTCCCTGTGTACCTTGAGTTCCTTGCGCCTGTGCAAATCCTGCACCAGCAGTTCCCTGCACACCTTGAAGACCACGATTTCCTTGTACGCCCTGCGTACCTTGGGCTCCTAGAGCACCTTCTGCGCCCCTTGCACCTTGTGCACCAGTTGCACCCTGTATGCCGATACTTCCCTGTGTGCCTTGTGCGCCAGTGGCTCCACGAGTTCCTTGTGTGCCTTGCGTACCTGTTGCACCTGCGGTTCCTTGAGTGCCTAGAGTTCCCTGTGCACCTGCGGTGCCTTGGGCTCCTGTAGTTCCTTGTGCGCCACGAGTTCCTTGTGTTCCTTGCGTACCGTTATCTCCATCAATACCTTGTGTACCTGAAGTTCCTTGCGTACCTTGTGTGCCACGAGTTCCTTGTGCACCAGTAGTTCCTAATGTTCCTTGAGTGCCGAGTGTGCCTTGAGTACCAGTTCCCTGTGTACCTTGTACGCCCTGTGCACCTGTTGCACCACGAGATCCTTGAACACCTAGTGTGCCCTGTGTGCCTTGTACGCCTCGAATACCTTGAAGACCAGTATTAGTCTCAATGGTCTGCACACGAGTATTAAGATTCTGCAGAGATGTATTGAGAGTTGTATCCCAATTTGCTTGGCCCCTAGTAGGTAGAGTGAATGTCATGAGAGATTACCTTTCTTACGAGCCATACTCACCAGTGCCATAACCATCAAGACCATATGTATTGTTGGTATTGACAGTTGCAGCGATCTGGTAAGGGGTTGATTGAAATTGCGGATCATTAACGAGTTCTTCAGCATTGACTTGATTGCAATCGATAGTGACGACTGAGTAGCGTTCCTTGTAGAGACCACGAGGAAGGACACGAGTAGGAACAAATACGGCGTCATGAAATACGACACGGTCTTTAATATGTAACGCTGGATCTGTGATCATTGCTGGAAGAAGTCTATTGATATCTGCCACAGCAACTACTAGGCGCAAAGTATCTGTGGTGTAGTAACCACGCTCATTCATGATGTTAGTACCACGAAGTTGTTGCGCCATAATTACAGGTAACTTAAATGGCTCGTTCCAACGACGGCCCTTGCCATCTTCCTGGTTAGAGACGTCATAGATAGGATCTACGAAGGTGTCGTAGTCTGCGGCTAGGGCCGCATCGTCCCAGAGCCACCAGTCGACCTCAGTACCTACAGGGTCACGGAGTTCGTCAACGATGCCTTC